TTTTTAGATATTCCACCTAAAGTTTGTTCTGGAGAACCAAACAAAAATTTATTTGCTTCAGGTAGTTTTTCTGCAAAAAAACCTTTTCTTTCCATAAGAGGTAAAGATTTTTGTGAACCTAATGCTTTATTAGCATAAGGTAATGCAGTTAATGCTAAATCTATTGGACTAATTCTACCTGTTTGTTTTGCTGTACCTAACAAGTATGCTGCTTCTCTAAATCCTGATGGCAAGAAAGGTGCAGCAACTCTCATAATACCTGCAATTTCTTTTGGTACTAACTTCTTAGCAACTTTTGTAAAAGGTTTAGTTATTTTACCTGTAACCTTTTTTACAAAGCTTCCTAGTCCGTAATTTTGTCTGGGTTGTTGCATTCTTGAAATTGCCATAGTTTGTTAGTTTATTTTGTTTTTCCAAATAAATCAAGGCTAGGCATAATAACATTTACGTCTTGAGCCATGTCCTCGTTTTTATAACCTTTAGCTTCCCAGTCTTTTTTCTCCTTAAAAAGCTCTCCTGTTTCCTTGTGTCTGTACGTTGTTTCTACTTTTGCTGGTTTTATTACTTCCATATTCCTCCTATGTTCTGTCAAATTCTAGTATTGATACTGTGCCTTCAAATATATCAGCTGTTGCTGCTTGTAATTGTAGCTTGTCACTTTCTTCTAATATGATTGTACCATTGTTCAATGATCTAGAAGTTCCTGTATTTATAGTTTGCTCTGCAAATTGAAAAGCTTTTGTTGCTGAAGTATCATATACAAAACCTTTTAATTCTACATTAGAGCCACCTACATTTGCAACTTGTATGTTTTGTACAATAGCTCTAGACTCAGAGGGTACAGTATAAATATCTGTAGCATCCGTTGTAGTTAAATCAAACTGTGCATTTTTATATCTGTTAGCCATTGTTTACTCCAGAACTTGATGTTGTAAACCAAGTAAATCTTTGTTGCTCATCTCTTAAATCTTGTTGAAATGTAGAGTTTAATTTTTCAATCAATCCGTCTAAATCTCTAACTAAAGAGTCAGCATCTTGTTGCTTATATTCTTTTCCTGGTCTTGTAAATACTACTGTTACTTTTGCCATTATCTAGGTCCTTTGCCTGTTCCTGTATTTCTTTTTTCAAATGCCATTCCTGGTCCTGTATATTGTTCTCTACCTTGTCTACTAAGACCAGGGTCTGATTTATAATTTTTATCTTGAATTAAATTACTACCTAATCGAACTTTATTTTGGCTAGCTAATCTTCTGTTTTCAGCTGCTCTTAATGCTGCTGCTTCTGCTTCTCTCTCTTCTTTAAGTTTAAAATATCTTTCAATAGCAGTGCTGTGACCAGGTACATTTAATCTTAATGCTTTCATTCCTTCTGGTGTGCTCATATATTTTTCTAGTTCTTCATCTGTCATATCAGCAGATATCCCTGCATATTTATCAGTTAACATATCTCTAATATTATCTATTCTTTTAGTATAAGCATTTTGTAATCCATAAGTTTGTTCAGGTAAAAATCCTCCTGATATTTTATTTAAAAAATTACTTCCTGATACAGGATTGTATCCAGCCATCAAACCAGAAGCTATAGATCCTGTGCTTGTTAAATTACTACCATCTTCACCACCATAATAATCTCTTAAAAAAGTTGCTCTTGGATCTTGTGGTCCAAAAATAGTTTTAGCTACTAGTCCTGTTAGTCCACCTCCTTTTATAAAATCTAATATATCAAAACCTTTATCTTTTATAGATTTTAAAATACCTGTTTTCTCTTCTGGTAAAATAAATCTTTCTTCACCTGGAATAGTTCTTACTTTTCCTAAACTATCAGTAAAAGTTTTTGGTCCAAACAATTCATCAAAATTTGCCATTTTCATTACTGTTGGATCTTGAAGTTTATATTCTTGATTTATAGGTGCATCAATTTTAGTCGGTCTAATATATTTAGGTGCACCATCCATACTACTATATTGAAGAAAATTATTATCATTACCATCTTGTACGTAAATAGGTAAACCTGTATCAATAGAAGCTATGCCATCATCTATTTCTTCTACCGGAGCATCCATTGTATAATCATTTGAATCACTTAATAAAAATTTTGGATCAACACCAAACGTTTTTCTTATTTTTTCTAATTCTTCATTAGGAATTGTTTTTTTATCAGATAACGCATCGTCATAAAGTTTTGTTAAATCGTCTTCAAAAAAAGGTAATGCCATTATCTACGTCCATCTGGTTGTGTGTCTAATCTAAAAGTACCAAGTTTCCAACTTTGAGAAGCGCCAGTATTAGCTACTTTTAAAGATATTGCTCGAGCTCTTGCACGAGTGTCTACTTTATCAGTAGAACTTGTTATTGTAAAGGGTCCAAGCGGTGAACTAGCTTGAGAACTATTGGGGTAGTTTCTAAGCTGTAGTGTTATTTGAGTATTTCCTGTTTGAGATAAAAAGTCAGGTATAAATCTTCTAATTTTCATAATAAATTCACCATCTCCTTGAAACGTTGCAACACCTGTTTGTCCTTGTCCAGACCTTGTTTGTGTAATATCAAAGTCTCCTGATTCAATGTTTGAGGTAATTGCATTTACACCAGTTGCTAGTGCTTCATCCGTTCCTTTTTCATGTTCAAAGTATATTGTGCTTCCTTCAGTATTACCTACTACATCAAATGATGCGTCATCTCCTGCGTTATAAAATGTTGCGTGTGGTAAACCAAAAACAGAAGAGTCTTGCCATGTTGTACGATTTAATGTTCCTGTAGTCCAAACAGGTCTTTGAGGACGTGAGTCCATATAATTATAAGTCACACATCTATTAACGACAGTAGAACTTTCTGTGCAGTAAAACCAAGTTATCTCACCAAACAAATTATTTAATCCAACATTAATTAATTGGCTAGCTGTTGTATTTAAATCATCATAAACAAAATCTTCTACTAAACACGTCATAGTCTCAAGGCTACCAGAGTATTTAAAGAAACCGTTTTCTGATAACCAATATGCAGCACCATCAACTTCTAATGCAGCGTTCTGTCCAATTAATCCGCAGTTAGTTCCTACTTGTTGGAAACCAAAAGTAAATGGTTGACCAATAAATCTCATAGTAAACAAAGATGTATCTGTCCAAACATAGATCGCATCTCTACCTCTAACCGCACCTACAATTTTAGATCCATCTGCAAGTCTTTGTGTACCTGCAGTATTAACTGCTGTTGGTTGATAAGTATTAATATCTTCTTGGTTTGAAAATCTAATAAACATTTCATCTTGAGTTGTTGGATCACCAATAGTAGTTTCTGTTCCAAAAAATACTAAGTGTCTATCAGGTGTTGATACTAACATATCACGTGATGCTGTCGGTGCACCAGATATAATAGTTGCTCTTGTTTGAGTTGCCCCTGTTGCATTTGAATCCCACTCAAATACTTGTGCATTATGAATTAGTGCAATTACTTTATCTCCAAAATTATCAATAGACCATAAACCAGGATCAACAACTAAGTCACCTGATGCAGCTTCACCCCATGCAACATAGTCAGAACTATTAGTTATTGTTGCATTATCACTGTGAGAGGCAGCTGTAGTGTTTCTAACTCCTCTTGTTACACCTGTTAAAGTATTAGTTGATATACCTGTATATGAAATTTCTTCTGAACCTATTTGAACAAAGTTTGTTCCAGTGGTTGGAAACAGAGATGCATCTGTTAAAACAATTGTAGTTGTACTGTCATTAATAGCGCCATCTAAAGTTGTAGTTGCTTCACCTGAAACTGTTCCACCCCATTGACCTAAACCCCAACCAAAACCAGGTAACTGTTCTGCTGGTCCAACACTATAATATGCTTGTACTCTAATACCACCAGATGTTGTAGCACCAGATCCTGTTTCATTAGAAGACATTGTAATTGTAATAACTGATGAGTCTACTATAGATGTCACCATAAATTTTTTATCATCAAAGTCGGATGCTGAATAATTAGAATTAGTTATTGTTGTAAAATTATCTAAAAGAATAATATCTCCAGCAACTAAGCCATGATCTCCACTAAAAGTTATTGTAACTGTCGGAGATCCGTTAGTTGTGGAAAAAGCATTAGTTAAAGTAGTTGTGGCTCTAATAGGATGAATATCATAAAACACACCCCCTGTGTAAGCATATAAAATTCTATTGGTACCTATGATTGCAAACTTATTACCGGATTTGTTAACTAAATGATGAGTAGCTCTTGCAGCCCCTGTTAATTTTGATTCACCTAATTGTGACCAACCACCTATCTTTTCAGGTGTGCCATATCTAAAACGAACATTATCTCCACCAACCCATTGTCCTTCGGCCGTGGTTTCTGTAATCTGTTTATTGAATCCAGGTTGAAATCCTATTTTTTGTAACACGAGAATTACCTCCCAGTTGTTGGTACACCAGATGACGAAACAAATGGATTTTCAGCGAAAGCCCAAAAAATAAACTCTTGATCTGTTGTATTACCCTCATCATTTCCTGTGAATTTAAACCCATTTGAAAATAACTCCATACCTCTACCGAGAC